AGATATCATCGAACGCGCGGAGTCCTTTGAGCGTTTCACCTCTAGGGGCTTCCGATATTGCTTCCATGACGTGGCGCAAATCTTCGACTGGCTGACGCGCGCGCGCCCTGGCTCCGTTCCATTGTTCGGCCAGAAGGGTAACTTTGAGACTTTCGTGTCGATCACAAAGGTTAACTTTCAGACTGAGGGGCTGGGCGGCTCCCTTGGCATGTCTGCCTATAACGCGCGCGTCTGGGGCTTTGAGATTGGCGCTGTTGAATGGGATCGTGGTTTCTACTCCGCTACTGGGTACAGGTCGTTTCTGTGCTCCTCGCTAGAGGTTGGTGAACGGTCTGATGACGTTCGGCAATGGTGTATTGGCCATCTTCGCCACTGGTGGAATGGATCGGGCGGAAAGCCTACAAAGTTCGCGCTGCATCGCATCCAAAAGCACGATTTCAGACCTTCCAATCCGCTGCCGGTCCCGGTGGATGATGACACAATGGAGTGCTCCGCCTGTGACGCTGACCTCTCCCAGATGGATGAATACGGGGAGTGCTCCGAGACTGGCGCGGTCTTCTGTCCGTCCTGCTATGCCAAGCATGGGGAGTCCTGCGCTGAATGTCTTCCACCTACAGAACCTTTCGATGATGAAGGGCGAACGGATGCGGGTAACGGTTATCCTGCCGCATCTGCAAGCAAGCAACTTTCACTTTTCTAACGTGTTGACTCCATGATGGAGTCATGTATAATCAACTTATTCCGTGGCTGATGCCACAACCTGAAAGGACTAAAACCATGTCTCCTGAACTTGCTAACCTTATCGCCTCCATCAACCTTATCTCCTCTCTCCGCTCCAAAGCTGTCGGAATTGATTTCGCATGGGATCGGCTTTACTCCGCTGAAAAGTACCTACAAAAACAGGTCGCCTCGCATCTCGCGGAGTAAGCCCACCTTTTTCTTTTCTCTAACCGGCGCGCTGGCCGTCTCCAGCGCAAAGGGGTTTTTATGGCCAAGCTGGGTCATCAAGAGGCTGTGCTTATTCTTCAACACGCAATAAACCACGTTCTAAACGTGCCTGACGCTGTTTTTATTATGGGTAATTCCATCTGCAGTGTTGTGGCGGATGGCTGCGAAAACGGGATTATTGTTGATCCTCTTTACGAGGCTAATGATCTGGCGGCGATGGCTTGCGCTGGGGGTTCCAATATGGCCGAAGAATTGACTGATGAACAGCGGGACGAGGCGCAATCTCTTTATCGCCAGATGGCGGCGGTTCAAAGCAAACTGTGGGCGTTGTCTCAGGAGTTGGAGGAGCTTATCGGGTGTGCTGTCGATACTACGGAGGATTTGCAGGATCGTAATTTGGATTACTTCATAGACAAGGATGAACCTGTATGAGCGATAAACCTTTGGATCATCGGCGCGCGCTGCAATTGCTGGCGGAGGCTCAAGTCTTCGCTCCTGCGGTTGTGCCTGGGCTGGGTGTCGGCGGCTTCTTCGTCTTCAGTGCGGCCAAGGAACTGGGTCGCGGCGAGACGATAGACGACGCGATGATTGACGCGCGGGAACGGGGGAACATTCCCGACCTGCCTCCCCGTCCTGCCTTTCGGATCGGCTTCGACGTTCGCACGATTACAAGGAACGGGGAGATTGTGGCCACTTGCACATCTCGAAGTCTGGCCATGCGGATAGTTAACGCGCTGAATCAATACAATCCAAACTCGCGGGGTCTCTAACTGGGGGCAAACTGGCTGCTAGGCTGGGGCAAAAGAATGGCCGTGGGTACATTTCCCACGGCCATTCTTGCGTCTGGTTGGTCATCTTGGCAGTAGTCGCATGGCCTCCTGTACCTGCAGCTCCAGCGCGGCCACACCTTCAGGGCCGTCATGCTGCTCTGCTGTGGCTCTCAGGAGCGGTAAGCCGGTCTCAATGCTCTCCAGTATCTCCGCGCGCGTAGCTGGCCTCCCACGGGCGAACCATTCCGTTTTGAATGGCCTTCCCAGTCTGAATAGGACTCCTGCGTTTGCGCCTTTGCTTGGTAGGTGTGGGCTGGATATCAGGGTATGCCGGCGAGTGTAGTACAGCAGGGATACGCCTGGGTTCCGCTCGATCATCACCCCAGCGGGGGCAACCTTTATTTCTGGGAGTCCGTCCGTTCGCCGTACCATCTGGGGTTTCGATAGGAACGGGCAATTTGTTGCGGAATAGATGGCACATTCCCGGTGGCTGGGCGGCTCGGAGCTCACGCGGTTAACCAAGCACATTGGACCGATCACAAACACTTCTTCTCCGAATAACGGATTTCCGCAAGTCCAGCAAAGTCTCTGATTGATCGCCTTCACCAGCTTGCGACCGTCAGCCGCGCGAAACTCTGGCTCTCCTCCAACCCATTCAATGAACCACGGGCAAGGATAGCCGCGCTTGTCGATTGGGAGATGCTGCATAAACTTCGGCGGCGCCTGTATGTCCTGGCGGAGCGGGTGTGCTACGGGGCAAACTCCCATCTGGGCTCTCCTCCTGGTGGCGGTGTCATCTTCCTCTCGGCATCCGCAAACGATTCCGCCTCTTAGTATTCCGGTGCCGGCGCACTGATCGCAATTGGTTAAGGCTCTGGCCATTTTGCTCCTTCGAGATACGCTATTGCAGATTCGAGGATATGAACGCTGTCTTTTGCATGTCCCAGCATCAGGTTGCAGCGGCTACAGAGAATCCCTCTCACTTTGCCGGTGACGTGGCAGTGATCGGTATGCCAAGCATTTCTCATAGTTTCTGTACCCTTGCAGATTTTGCAGCAACGGCCTTGCTGCTCAAACATCTGCTCCCATGCTTCCATCGTGAGGTTATAGAGTTTCAATCTCCAGCGCCGTCTGGATTTGGCTATTATTTCTGGGTTCTGCTTTCGATATTCCCTGTCTTGCTTTCGCGTTTTTTCAATATCCTGATGCCTATATTTTTTTTCTAATTCTCTTCTTCCTTCCAAATATTTCTGCTTTACCTCATGGGGCTGGCTGTCTCTGACGGCCTTCTCTCTGCCTGGATTTTCCGCTCTCCATTGGCGCTGGCGTTCTCTGAATCGTTCTCTATTGGCGGCTCTATATTCGCTCTGTTGTTTGCGTAGATGTTCTCTGTTTTTTTCTCTCCAATTACGGGCATAGTTCTTTGATTTTTCACCCCTATTTATCTCCATCCCTTACCTGAGCACCCCACACATAAACATTGTTTTTTTCCATCCCATCCACTCCCAGAGCAATCTTTACATGCTGTTACGGTCCCGGTGCCGTGACACTTCGGGCACATCTTATTTGGTTTTCCCATCTTCGTCTGTTTCCGACAATTGCACTTCGCTCTCAGGTCGGGTTTTAGGGCTGCGGCTGCTAAATCGCTGTTGTCCATCGGGCCTCCTGTTGTATGGCTCGTAATTCGGGGTTCCGGTGAACGCATGACAGTTGCCACAGTATCCCGCGCTCTCGTCGTTTGGGTTGTAGCTGACGCGGTGACAGACTGGGCATTTGAAACTCATACCTCTTTCCCTGTGTCTGGATCTGAGTAGCGGGTGTCCACCTTCTCCATGTCCAGGGCATGGCGGAAGTCTCGAAAGTCCATCATTAACGCTCCGAGTGCTCCCTGTTCTATCCCATGCTTTTTAAAGAATCCATGTAACATCGCGTCGGCCTCGGCGTAGCTGGCTGCGCGGAAGAGGTCCAGGGCGATGCTGCGCGCCTCGGCAATGGTTAGCTGTGCGATCATGGCGTCCTGATTGGAGAGTTGCACGTATGGCTTCCCATTGCGCGCGGCAACTATACCCTGCACCCAGAAGTTGATTCCTGTCGGCTTATCCTGCGGTTCGATCAATGTTGGCTCCTCTCGCGGCTGCGCTTTCCCCACTCCATCCCCAGGCGTAAGGCTTCCTCTGGAGTGGGGTGAGTCCTGCCAAAAATCGGATGTTCCGTGTTAAACAGGTCATAGGCTTTATCTGCTATCTCCTGGCTGTAGTAGCCGGCGAAGTATCCGATATTCGCAAGGATCCTGCGGGTGGCCTCTTCCTCCGATACTCCCAGCTTTACAATCTCGGCAACCTGCTCCGCGAGTAGCGTTGTGGCTTCTTCTTTCGTCATGCCGGCCGCAACTCGATCCATGATTTGCTGCAGGGATAGCATATTTTCGTTTACCTTTCCTTCCATGCTTCGGCTCTGCCTTTCCGTCATCGCGTTTGATTTGCTTCTGAATTTCGTTCTTCATCTAACACGCGATAAGCCTCCGCTTGTAGTAGCTCTCGGAGTTCTCTGGAGTCTGCTTGCTGCTTTGCTCTTGTTGCCAGTGCGCGCGCGCGGCGGTGAATGAGTCCGGTGGATGGTAGGAACAAAACAAGGAACGCGATAGTGGCGAGTCCTGCGAGGTTGTAGTCCATCATTTTTTGTTTCTCCTGAATTGCGCGGCTTTTGGACAATCGGAAAAGTGGGAGACTGCAGGATCTTCGTCGCCACTCATGGGGTTCATAGGCATAGTGGCTCCGTTCGGCGTTAACCAGAGCTCCATGCTGGATCCACACGGGCACGTTTTGTTTGCGAGGTACTTGTAACCGGCCTCGATCAGCTTCGCTTTGGTCGCGGGGAATGGCATCTCAACTCCACCAATCGGTTAGCATGTCGGATTTGCTCTTGTTGTCTGGGCCGTCCCATTCAGGATGAGTCGGCATCCATTCAATCGTGTCATTCGGGCCTTCCTTGTACGGGGCCATCTGAATGGTGATGGGGATGCCTGGGCCATTGGTAAAGACCACAACGGCCTCATCCCATATCTCGCGGGGTAGGTTCTTCATCTCTCCGCCGTGGGCTGCGAGGGTACGTTTATAGTGCGCCATGAATTTCTCAACTCCCATTTCTTTGGGAGCGGGGAGGTTGTAATACTTCCCATAGGCATCTGAATTGATCCAGCGAGAATCCGTGACGAAACTAAGGCTCTGGGCCTTGCGGGTGCGCGCCATCATATTGGCGGATGCGGCCATCTGGTACTTCTCTTTATTGTCCTTCCAGCCCAACATCATTATGGTGATTTCATCTCCGTAGATGAACGCCATCGGCAACATCTGTTCGTCTCCGCTGTACTTGAAACTCTCGCGCTGATGTTTAGCGAGGTCCAACAGTGTAGTCATCATTTCTTTGGTGTCTTGGTTAGTCGTCGTCTTCATCGTCCCAGCGTCTCCAGGTCTCTTGCCGGCCAACCGTCCACAACAGAAAATGTCTCCATCGTGGCGGTATCAGGCATTGCATTGTTAGTTCTTCGTGCTTGTCTCGCGCTTCGTTCTCCGTGGTGTAGCGGATTTGAAGCTGGTCGTCTGGGAAGTGTTTTTTGTTGTAGGCTTCGCGCTTCTGTCGTTCCTCAAACTCCAGTTTTAAGTCTTCGGGCATGGTTCTTTTGGACCCGCGCGTGAAATGTTCGCGCATATCGTTCAACAGCCATTCCCCATACTCGCGGGAGAATCGGAGCGGTTTCGTTGGGGCAAATAACATGGTCTCGAATAGCAGGGGTTTTCCCCATCCCCAGTTATGATCCATTCCCAGCCATACGGTACTCAGGCGTTCTCCGTAAAGTGTTTTGGTGCTGCCTACGATCCGGGCCGCGCTGTCCTCGAACATGATTCCCCACTGTTCGGCGGCGGTCAGTAGTTCATTGTCCAGGATCGGCTTACCGTCGCGGTGGTAATACCTGATTGGGGATTGGTCCAGGGTGAACATTCCTTCGTCTTTTCTCCGGTCTTAAGTTAGGTGGGGAGTGAACAACAACTAGTATGTTGCCCACTCCCGTAACCTGCGTAGCAACTTCATGCGTTCGATTACTCTCCCGCGTCCATCCGCCACGCCCTGCGGCTCAGGGTTTAGTCCTTCGCCGCAACCTCGATCACTTGGTTTCCAACTTGGCCTCGACCTTGGCCAGTCGATCAATCAGGTCAATAAACTTTCCGGTCAACAGGCTGATATCGGTATGCAGTTCCCTGCGTACATCGTCAGCCTTCCGGTTGTTAATGAACACGCCTACCACGATGGCTCCCAGGGTGACGGCGAATTGCCAGTTATTGCTATCGTGCATATTACTTGCTCACTTTCTTTTTGGTGGCCTTCTTTGCCGTCTTTGCCTCTGGGAGTCTGTCCAGGGGCTCATCGTTGACGGTCTTTACTTCGCCGTCTTCCATGTAGAAACCAACATTGCCCGTCAAATCGACACATTCTATGAAAACTTGGAAATCGCGCTCGTGGGCCATATCCGCGATGATGGCGAGGCTGGCATCATCCAATAGGCTCCCGTCCTTGATCCTCATGACTCGGACCTTGCGGTTAGTCGTCATGCCTATGGCTGCGCTGACCTTGATCTGTTCGGCGTTGCTGGCCTGTTCAAACGGTAGGTTGTTATACATCACTTCCTGATTGCCAAACCCCAGACCTTCGACGGGATACTTCGCGTGGGCAATGGCTTCCTTCTTGCGGCGTTCGCCTTCCTTCACGGCCGCGTCCAGCTTGCTCCATTCCTCATGCGCCACCTTGTAATCAGCGTCAATCTTGGCGCGCATCTGGCCGCGCTCGATCGCTCGGTTAAGGATTCGGGCTTCCTCGATCTGCGCGGCGAGTGCGGCGGCATCCTTCGGCTCTGCCAGGGGCTCCCATGCCTTCTCCGTCTTCTCCATCTCTACCAAGCGGTCAAGGTCTTGGCGAAGTGCTATCTCCATCCGCTCAATCTCGAGGCGCAATTCTCCAAGACGGTCCGCGCGTGATCTAGTGGCTTCTTTCATCCTTTCGTATTCGCGCTGGTAATCCTCGCGTTCGCGCCTCTCGCGTTCAATCTCCAGGTTGTAGTTGCTAACCTGGGCAAGTTCCTCCGTCATGCCTTTCACGTCGCGGGGCTCGGTGGGGAGACCTTCGGGGATCTGGATAGCATCGCGCTGGGCCTCTAGCTGGTCGCGCTTGCGGCCGGCAATGGTGCGCGCGTCAAACTCGCCTTGTATCTTCTCGTCCAGCGCGTCCATGTCGATATCAGGGGTGGAGATGCGGCGAAGGATGTGATATTGCTCCTTCGGTTTCATCCGCATAAACTCCAGCGGGTCAAAGCTGACCTGTTTCAATAGCGCGTCTTCGAGCTCATCCGGTGTGGTGATCTTCTGCCGGCGCTCCTGGAGCTCCGTGGCATCCGCTCCAGGCATCTGCTCTACGTGGAGACGGCCGGCGCGCTTAGATGATCCCTCGAAGAATTGGCGGGTAAGCACAACCTCTGTCTTAGAGTCCTCCCCCATGTCTATCTTTATGCCTCCGCGCGCGGCTCCGGTGCGAACGGGGCGGCTGGGGATGCTCTTGCCGCCAACCAAAACCATTTCGATCATGTCTAGGGTTGTGGTCTTCCCTGTCCCGTTGCCTCCGCTGATGCGGTTCACGTACTTGTTAGGGGTAATGTCGATTACCTTGATCTTCTTTACGTTGCTTCCCTGCAGCCGAATAATTCTCACTTCTGTTTCCTCTTTCTTAAAACTCTTCGCCTGTCATCGAGTCATATTGTTTAGCCTTGCCGAAGATAGTTACGGCGCGCCCTTTTGCGTCGGTCAGTTTTTCCCCATCGCGCGTCAGGATGATTTGATAGGCGCGGTATGCTGGCCTTGTTTCGCCACTCGTAAAGACAATCTCCGTCTCGCTGATCTTCTCTACAAATACGGCGTCGCGGTTGTCGTCAGAGTCGGTGAGGTTGATACAGAATCCCGCCTTTAACTCACTCGGCTTAAGGTCTCTGGGTTCGTTGGTTTTTTCCAGCGTTCTGCGAATTTCCATCTAGTTTTGGGCTCCATGTTTTATATCGGTGATGCGTATTTCTTTGGGTGTGAGGGTATAGCGGATGATGTACGGGGTTCCGGTTACTACCATCTCGCGCCGGTTGATAAAGTTTGTGGTTCGCCCACTCTTGGGGAAGTCAACTATCCGTCCAAAGGTTTTATAGATTCTCTGCCGCACGTTTAAAGCGTTCTGTAAACCGCTGTCCTCTGCGATGTATTGAAAGATTTTCTCCTCGCGTTGGCGGATGACGGGCGTTAGCGTGATCTTCAACTAGCCTTCCTCCGCTCCGCACGTTCCAGTTTTTTAAAGAAGCTATCCATATGGGTTTCGTGCTCCTCCATCGTGATCCAGCCCACGCGGTCAGCCTCGGCAATGATGGCCTCATGCTCGGCATGATCGGCGCGTACTCGTTCCAGGTATTGCTCAATTGCAAGGTTGATAACAAACGTCCTATCGCGTTCATAGGCGGCGGCGATGGTGTCTAACTCGTCCACTATCGCCTCATTGATTCGGAAACTTACGTTTTTCATTCCCATGTGTGGAGCATAGCACATCATAACGCTATGTATGACAACTATATTTCACGCAAAAATATGCCCTTTCCGCCTGTGGCATCCTTGGGAAAGGGCTAATCAGAGAGGATGCAGCGTCTGCGCGCCTTACTCGATATGAACCTTATAGTTTTGTGCCGGCGTCCCGCTGGGTGTGGGGTTCTCGTGTGGGCTCGGATAGTCGCTGATCTTGGTCGCGGTCCCGTGGATGCCGGCTGCGGCCAGACCTATCAGGAGATAGGTGGCCAGCGTCGTCCAGGTGAACTCAAAGCGAAAGACCACAAACAATCCCACGGCCGTCAGTGTGGCATTGCCCAGAACGCCTCCCCAGCCATTTAGCAGGGGAAGAAACAACTTCGCCAGTTGCAGGGATCCCGCAACGATGACGGCCAGCAAGAGGATGCGTTCTGGATCGGTAAACATAGGATCTCCAGATTTTAACTCGGTTCGGATTTAACCAGACCTTCGGGGCTCAAACTCGCTTAGGGCTCCGTTGCTTCCGCTCATTCGTACTCTCCTCTTTTGCTTCTTCTACCGCCTGTAGAGTTGGTACGGATGGCGGCTCCGCCTTCGCGGTGACTACTTCCAGTTTGTTTTCTCCGAAGCGCCTGACGGCGTTAACCTGCCACGCTACGGTTGCAATCGGCGCGGAAGACTGAACGGTAAACTTGCCGCCAACTATGCGCGAAGCTGCAAGCATGGTAAGCACTGCCCCATCTTCAAATACCTGGGTGAGCTGTACGCTACGGTCTTCGGTGTAGGTCAATGCCTCGAAGTAATCGGGGAGTGTCACTTCTGCGGTGCCGTTCGCGGTCACAACTTCTCCGCGATAGTAGACTCCCCACTCCGGGCCTTCGAGACAGCTATGCACGAGGTCTTTGGTTTCATCGAGTGGATGCGGGATTCGGAAACTCTTACCGGCTGCGGTGATCGTACCGGCGCAAGTGATGTTTCCATTCGTGTCAATGATGAGGGCATCTATCAGGTTGGCTGCATTGGCCGATGACACCCTGAGATGTATTGTTCCCCTGCCGCCACCAGCGCCGAAGGAATCCAGCGTAGTGGTATCTGCGCCCCATGCTAGGCGCGCACTTCCATTCACAACACCCGCGACGCCTGTAACTGTTACGCCTCCAAATACTGAGACGGATGCACCAAAAGCAGCGTTCGCGCCAACATCGAATTTAAGACTCTCTATTCCTCCCGATACATTCGCTGCCCACTGTCTGAACATCATCGTTGCGCGTGTTGCGTTGCTGCTTACCGCGTCAAATATCGTTTGGTCTCCAGTTGTACCAAGTCCAACCGAACTCACTCCGGTTGGAAAACCGGCTTGCCCTTTGATGTTCAGCCCTAATTTGCCGGTGATGGATGAGGCAAACGTGTTTGCTCTATCAAGTAATGCCACGTTTGCGGGGTCGATTGAAGTTCCCCATGCGGTTCCGGTCGATACGCCTATACCTGCGCCTGGGTAGACGGTTGGCCCTGCGGGGCCGGTTGCGCCTTGTGGCCCTGTGGAGCCTGTTGCTCCTGTTGTGCCGGTGTCACCCTTAACCCCTTGTGGCCCTTGTGCCCCTGTCGCACCTATCGGGCCTTGTGGCCCTTGTGGGCCTGTTGGCCCAACAATTTTCCCGCCGTCTACCCATACCGCTCCACCCCACGTCCATATGTGGCCGGTGTCTTGGGTGATATAGGCATCTCCAATGGTGTTGCCGGTAGGTGGCAGATTAGCCGCTGACGCTACGCTGCCTTTGATTGCTACTCCTGCTCCTGCGGGGCCGGTGGCTCCGGTATCGCCTTTGGCTCCGGTTGGGCCTTGTGGCCCTGTGGCTCCTGCTGGCCCTGGGGCTCCTGCGGCTCCTGCGGGGCCGGTGTCGCCCTTTGGCCCCTGTGGGCCTTGATCCTGCGGGGTATTGGCATACGTGCGAACGGGGGAGCCATTAACCAGTACGTCTCCACCCTGTTCATTCAGGCGTATGGCCTGATCGAATCCGCCTCCTATTGTCCTGCCTTGCAGGTCGATAGTGTTTGTGGCGGCGAGGGCATTTATCTCTAACCCTTTCGCGCCTGGGCCTTCGTCAATATCTCCCATCCACAAGTTGTATGTATTCGGGTCAGTTGCGCTTTTGAAGGCGCGTAGTGGCCCTGCGAATCTTCCCCGTAATGCGTGAACGCTACCGGCCTCGGTAATCTCCGCGTTCGCTCCAATCTGTACTAATCCGCCGTGGTAGTTGAGCCTTATGATTTGATCGTATGACCCATTTATTGTCTCGCCTTGCAGGTCGATAGCTGCCTCTATTGGAACGCCTGTAACAGCCATCCCTCTTGCGCCATTCTGGTACGGTTCGCCTACCCAAAGATTGATTTCATTATTGAAGTTGAAGAGATACAGACCTTGCGGCATGAGGACGCGATAGTTGCCCACTCCTGGCTGTACTTCTCCGCGCATCAGGATATGCGGTGCTTGCCCCTCTTGCTGAATCCCAAACTGGAAGGACGGTACATTCTGCCCTATCTTTCCGGTGGCTATGAGGTTGGCTGTACCTTGGCCGCTGGTGCCGTTCGGGTCGAATCCCATCTGTAGGCTTGCAGGTTGTGTTCCCGCTGGCCCATGAGCTATAAACGCTCCCTGATCGAAGTCCTTCGGAATATACCGCGTCCCGTTCCACTGCCATATCTGATTGTTGCCGGTGCGGTTGTCCCATAGCAGGATGCTGGCGTTGCCTCCGGTGACGGCGGCTATATCGTCGGCAACATTAATGCCCTGCGTGATGACAACCGTTCCGTATCCAATCGTGTTGCGCGCGAAATCAACTCCAGCCTGGATGGTTTGGAGAGCACCGTTGCCTACCACATAAAACGTAGTGTTTATCTGGTCGATTCCGATTGGTGCGGTGTGTGTGGTCGTCGCCATCGTCGTGCTCCTTTAGGTCTGATAAATCTTTGCGATGCACCATCCGAGAAATGCCAGTATCAAAGCCAGTGCCCCCGCGAGGATCTTCATAAACATTCGCGTTGCTGGATCCTGGGGGTCATACTGGCCGTTTCGATATGGCATCCGTCACCTCTTCACCGTCATCAACACAACGAGGAAGACTACAAAAGCAAGAGACATAATCACGCAAACCGCTAGGGCTCTCATCAAGGTTGGCTCCAGGTTCCGGGAATATCTGATTTCAGAATCCCTCCGGTGTCTGCAACAAAGCATTGGGTAGTCACGCTAAACGGCCGCGGATCCAGCGCGGAGCCGTTGCGAATCGAGCTCCCCCAGCTAACCGTGTGGCGTCCCTTGTTGTTCTGTTTAAGGATGAAGACGTAAAGCTGTCCTGGCGTGATGTTCTTGACGCGGATCTTGCTTATAGAGGTCTCCATGCTGACCACAAAGGTTTCGCCGGCCAAGGCATCTATGACCATCGACTGTGCCGCGTCTACTTGTAGGAGTCTTCTCATTGCCATGTTGCTGGGCCTACGGGCCACAGCGCTCCGTTCTCATCCGCCACAAAGGTCTGGATGGTAGTGGAGTTCGCAAAGGGATCAACCAGGACAGCGTTATGCACGTTAGCCGGCCACGCGAAGGTATGGCCTCCCACTCCGTCCTGCACGATGATGAAGGTGTACAGGTTCCCCGGCTTCATGTTTGAAATAGCTGCGTTGCCTACATTGCCCGTGAGTGTCGCTTTAAACGAGATGTAGATTCCGTCACCTGGGAAGGTGACGTTATCCCCAGCTATTCCAAGATTCAGCAGCAGATTGGACAGCAACGGCGGCAAGGGCGGCGGCGGCTGGTTCGGGTCGTAAGGATCTATGAGGTTGAGGTCATAGGTTCCCGGTACGCTCAGAAAACGATAGGCGTTGACCTGGGCTATGTCGCCATTCTCATCCTTGATTGTCACCGTGTAATACGTTACTGCCGGCGATATCTCATCGTTCGGCGCAACTGTGAAGGTGAACGTGCCAGCGGCGTCAATGGTGATTGCATCATCCTGCAGCCGCGCAACCAGGGCAACTCCGTTGTGTCGCGGAACGCGGCTCCCGTACCCGCACAGCATTACCTCTACCTGCCCTTTTACGGCGGCGGCGTTGATTGCGGATTGGAGTTTGCCTGTAACCGTGACCATTGCTCTTACCTCATCCAAAAAATGTCATCTGGCCTACTGTTGCAAGACGCGGGTGGCTTTCGGGATCGCTGAGAATCGTGTCCGTAAACCAGGGGCAATTGACGTTGTGGAGCTCTGCGTAATAAAGAGACTTCTGGCCTTGCTCGTTATTCACGGCCGAGTCGTCGGCGGTGCCGTAATACACATCGTCAATGCGGCGGAGCAAGTCTCTGAATCCTCCATCGCGCGGGTTTGGCTCCTGAATCGTGTGGACGGTTCCGCGAAATTCGTCGGCCGTGATGATGACTTTCAGCCAGTCGCCTCCCTGCCAGCCGGCCGCTACGCGGTTAGCGAGTACCTGGGCCACGGCAAGCATGGTGTCTGTGCCTCCGTGGTGGTAAGCCTCCTGCACCACAAAATCAGCGAGTTTACCTTTTACGTAACTCTCGTATGTCACTTGCTCTGCCCTCTCTTCGGGACCACAGACAGTTCTGCCGCGCAATACTGCTTTTGTTCTGTGGTTAGTTCGGGTGGCGAATTGGTAAGGAGAACATTGGGAGATAGCAGCGCGAGGCAATACGCTTGCGAAGTCATCGGGACACCCTGGGCCGCTGCAATCTTGTTAGCAAATCCCACATTGATAACCAGCATGTGGTGATAGCAACCAAGTGTAGGGATCAGGAGAACGATGCTGGCGCCGGCCATCTTCATACTCTCCCCCTGGCCTTGCGATAGTCCTCAAGCTGTTCGCGGTAGAGGAGGCTTACATCTCCCATGCTCACGGGGCCAAAGGCTCTATCCACTTCCTCCTCAGTCAAGACGCCTTCCTGAATCAAGCGCAACAGTGCCGTCCTCCACCCGCGAAATCTCTCCGAGGTCGGCACGTCAAATTCATCGAAGCGCATCAAACTCCACTCAGGACCGCGCGGATATTGGAGATACGTGACATATTTCACGGTTCGTACACCGTCCTGCCACACCCATGCCCAGATTCCAACCCGATCCATAATCACGTTGTCACCCAGCCAGAAGCGCGCGTTTGATAGATTGCGCTGCTTCTGCACGATCAATCTGGTTTTGTCGTCTGGCTCCCAGACATAATCCACGGCCGGCTCTATGCTGCAATTGATTCCTGCGTTTCTGAGTTTCTGAAAGACGGCATGAGGATGCAGGATGTTGACTAGACGGGCCTCTTCGTTCTCTTTCCCCATCCATCGCTCTTGCCCCTTCCATCGGTTCGGGGCGCGCGCGGCATAGTTCTCCGCAAATATGCGGCTCTCTTCGTCCATAAGCTGCTGGTTGTTGGTATCGACATAGGGCAACGGCTCCGCGACTACGGGCGTGGGTAGTTCCTCGTCGTAACTCATCTCGACGCGCTTCAGGTTGCTGCGGATCTCGCCGGCCAGTTGCTCACTCATTTTGATCCCTTCTTCGGTGTCTCGTCTGCGATTACCTTTCCGTTCTTGTCAATCAATCTGTCGCCTTCCCAGTGTGGAGCGTCGGCGGGTGCGTACTTCGATTCGTTTGAAAACGTGTGGTGATATGGCGTCTTGTAGGTATCGGGGAAATGTGGCCTGTTGTCGAACTGGCTTACCTTGGTCTTTCCCCCTCCCTGGCCGATTACGTTGTCCTTGTAGTAACCGCGCATATCGTAGTTATTGTCTGAAGCGGAAAATGTTGGATCTGGTTTTTCGCTTGCCGTCTCGGATGGGATCTTGTTGGCTCTTACCCATGTTTGAAAATCCTTCTCCTGCTCTGGCGATAGCTTCGTTGCATAGGGGCTATCTACTTTCTGCCTCCTTATCTGAAGTGGACTGCTTCAGTACAGGTTGCGGGGATGGCTGGGCTTCCTGCCGATATGCGTCATGCGCCCCAATAAAACTAGGGAGAATGACTGGGAACATCGCTTTAGTCACTTTCCCGTTTTTCGCAACGTCTTCAACAAAATCCGCGAACCCTGGATTTGTGGCCAGCCTATTGAGCAATAGCTTGCGCGTTGCGTTGATTGTGCCTTTCGGGAGTTTGCCGGCTGCTATAGCCTCGCCTCCCATCTCATCAAGTGCGGAGTTAAAGGCTTCGGCGTTTGGAACGGATTTAGTGAGGTCGGCAATCTTGGTTAGCGTATTTAGAGCATCGGGACCGATCGCATCCTTAACGGCCTGAGTTCCATATTTCATCTGCACACGATTCAATCCTGTGCGAAGTCTTGTACCTACTATGTTGCGCGGTACGTCCGCTCCTTTAGCTACGCCTTCATCCAAGTTGTCATAAGCTCTGTCGATCACATCTCCCACGGCATCATGGATAAAGCTCTTTGCGTAAGCGGCTTTTGTGGCGCGATAAACTTTTGGTCCCAGTTCGCGCGCGTGAGTCCTTAGCAGGTCATCCATATCCACCTGCAGAGAATCAACTAGCGAGTAGTCGCGGTTTTTGTATGCCTTCTTAATCTTCTGCTGCAGGTCTGCGAAATTGTTGCCGGTCTCTTCGTTGACTTTGGTATAGAAGTGCTCTTTTGCAGCGTCCTTGATAGCGTCTCCGCTCTGGCTGTAGCTCTCAACCCCCTGGGCGTACTGCTCTGGGTCAAAGTCAAGGTGTTCGCTCAAATCATCTAGCGTCTTTTTTGCGCTCTCATTGGCGAGATTCTTTACGGCCTGTTTACTGGCAGCTTGTTGCTGACGCGCAATCACGGGCTGCTCGCCAATAGTCGTTACTTTCGCCGCAAGTGGATCCGGTTCTGATCCCTGCGAGGCGAGGATTGGGGCTTTCTCTCCAGCAAGATTCACCTCTCCCGGCCGAATCCTCTCCGTAACATCTCCCGCATATCTCTCTGTGCGTCCTAATCCGCCTCCTATCAGGGTCGCCACTCCTGCCCCTATTGCGGCTTCTCCTGGCGTTGCTCCATGCTCCAACTCTTGCGCTCCGGTGACGGCTCCCTGTCGCAATCCGATAGTCAAAGCCTTCGCTGCTGCTGGGTGTTCTGCAGCTATGTTTAGGAAGGACTGGACACCTTTCAACCTTGATAGATAACTACCTTTGAATAAGGGTAGGAGTTTCGTTCCCAGCCACTCCAGTTCCTTATCTCCAAACGCATATTCCCCAGCCTGTTCCCCAAATCCGCCTATCATTTTTCCAGCTGTATCAAGTGGCTGGGCGGCCTCCCGCTGCAATACTTCGGGGGGATGAGACAGGCTTAATCCTTCGGGCTGCAATATGCGGGGTAGATGCGCCATCCCTTGCGATGCCATCGTGCTTGCACCTTCGCGCAAGTCGCTAAAAAAACCCTGCTCGGATGGCTTCGGTATTACTACGCCAGCGTCCTGCGCTTGCTGTGCGGCGGTATCTTCCACGGTTGCGCCTGGGGGAAGTCCTGACGCCTGACCGTTGCCCACTGGCGGTGCTGCTGCTGGTTCCGGTGCTGCTGCTACGCTGGCTCCTGGGGGTAGAGGCATCACTTACCTCCCTGGGTTATGGGCTGATAGTCGTTCCCTGCTGCATCTGCGGAATGGCCAATAGTCGCGCCACTTTTATCTTTAACCCTGAACCTTCCCGCTGGTATCGTCGGCTCTTGCGGTTTTACTCCGCCTTCGCCTGGGGTGATGCCTCTTGCTGTGGCGAGATTGCCCATCGTATTTACGATTTCCTGGCGCTGCTCTGGGGCAAACCATGTGCCATGCAGTTCGTGATAAGCGCGCCCCTTAAGTGATCCCATCCAGCTACGCGCATTGATGAGCATGCTTTGTTGTGGCCCTGACATGCGGAATCCGGAGCTGGGTTTAGCCAACTCAAAGTATTTATCCATCAGGGCTTCATCACCCGATCCGGTAAACGCTTTTGGGTTCTGTGCTCCCTGCCCCATATAAAGATCCGCATACTCCATCGCATCTCTAGCTGGCTTCGTCGCCTTTTCTACGGCGGCATCCTGTTTGGCCTTGGTTCCAAGTTTGTTAATGTTGTCTGGAGCATTAACCATTTGCGTTGGGTTTTTGCTGTTGTAGAAAACGGTTTTTCCGTCTTTATCCTCCCCAATTACCCAGGTCGGCTCCGCTCCGCCTGTCTCCTTCAGCCGCTCTTTACTCTTCTGTATTTCCTTCGTCGCCTCGTCCAAAGCCTTCACGGGGTCATTCGGCAATAGCTTGTTCCATTTGGCTATGATTGCCCCATCTTGGGTGGTAGGCGTCTTCTCGCGGTCAGTCCTCGCCTTCGCCTGTTCGTTCCTGAACGCTTCGCTTGTTATCTTGTCGTTGGCGGCTTGCTGCCCCATCGTTCGCTTGAAGTAATCCGAATACTTTTCTCCTGCTGGCGCGATATGTTCCGTCTTTACCGTCTTCGTCTTGTCGTCGGGGTCAAGCGATAGGGAGAACCAAGGAGTAGTGCTTGTGGTTCTCTGATTACCGGCTGTGCCTGGGATATTCCAGAAGTTCGCTCCACCTTTGCCGTTCGGCTCCACAAATACATTGCCTTCCATGTGGGCTTTCATTGATTTCGGGTCGGCTATCCCCCTCTGTGCAAGGTCCTTGGGATCGCTCACGTTCATGGCTATAGGTGTCGCGCCCATTTCATCCAGAGTTTTTGCGTGATTCAATGCCCGTTCTGCCTGTTCGTCGGCATACTTTTGGGGAAGATTCTTGTAGTTCCATGCGTTTATTACGTTGTCCTGATTCAGCTTCACCATCTGCGCCTGGTGGAGTACCTGTTTATCAGCGTCTTCCTGTCGCTCTTTATTAACCTGTAATCCATACTCTGTGCCGGCTGCTGCACCCTTAAATGCTCCTCCTGGGCCTCGTGAATTGGCTGCTCCCTGTGCCGCTCCTCCGAGGGCTGCGGCCGCTATGCGGGACCACTTCTCTCCGGTAGTGGAGGGATCGTGGGTCATGGTCACATTTCCATCCTTATCCTTGGTCACATGGATGGTGGTATCGCCTCCCAGAATCCCTCCAACTTTATCCAGAATGTTGCGCCATGTTGACTCGTGATAGCTGCGCTCAATGTCGGGATTATTGGGTGCGGTTTCGCTGGGAATAGAGGTGGGATATGAGGGGTCAATCGTGGCCATCGGCTCGGCTGCGGCGGGTGCTGCGGCGGGTGCTGCAGGGGCCGCAACCATAGCATCCGGGGGAACGGTATTGCCGGGGTTCCACGTAGGGTCCGGGGGTGCCAACATTGCCAGTGGATCGTTCTCCATAACGCCTCTCTTTTAAGCCTGGGCCAGCTTCAGGAAATGATTGAATACGCGGGTAAATATCCAGCGTATTGAGCGGTGTTTCCGTACCATCGCGGCCGCGCGCTCACCAAAGCGGATATAGAGATTCAATAACCAGTGTCCCGTAAAGTTGTTCTGTAGCCATTTGCGAATGGTTACGGTGCGCGGGTCATACCATCCGCCATATATCTCTGCGGCTATCCAGCACATCGGAATCTTGGTAGCGGCTCCCGCTCCAATGGCTCCCAGAGCTCCGAAAGCTGCTCCCCAGGGTGCAAACGCGGCATCGGACGCGGCTTTGGCGGTGGCTCCTGCGTTGGCTCCTGAAGTATTGGCTACTCCTGCGTAGCCTGTGGGGTTTAGGAGGCCGGCTGTGGATCCCAGAACATTCGCGGCGGCGTTCCAGTTCTGGTATCCCTGCGCGTAATTCTGCATGGTGATCGAGTTGTCTCCCGCTGCTCTGGTGGCGGCGGCGGCGTTAGCGTTCTGGGCTATAAGGTTGGCGTCCACGCTCGACGGTAGGAGAGTATTGCCGCCTCCTCTTGCCGCGAGGATCTGGGCTGTCGCCTTCTGCGCCTGGGCGTAATCCGTGGCCACTCCCTCTACATTCTGAGTACGCATGGCGTTTTCTTGTCCCTGGCTGAATCCGGTCTGGGACGGGCCGGCCGCTAGGATCGGCTGAAAGATGCTCGTTAGCGCGCCGGTAATGGCTTGGTTTTGCCCAAAAACCTGGGTGTACTGGGTGGAAAGCTGCTTGTAAAACTCGTTTTGCTCGTCGCTTATGTTTTTGAGGTCGGTATTATCTCCGCACATTGGGGGGTACCTCGCTACTTTCTAATGCTTGTGGGAACGCTTCCCAAGCCTCTGTGTCGCCTTTTTGGGGGTTATCTGGTGTCACCGGCCATATCGAGCGGATGAGAAGTCCTGGCGACTCCCGGAATCCGAGACGCTTTTTTGCAAAATTTGCCAGTTCCACGCCTTCGGTATCGAAGATGACTTCCCGGAAGCGGTTGTTGCGGAAGATATCGCCTATCCAAGCGAAGCCTTTGAGGAGTGCGGAGCGGTTGCGCGCCTTGTCTTCGGCTCCCTCTATAGCCGGGAACTGGATCGAGATACGGACGGCGGTGGCGGTCTTGAAGTAGAAAACAACTATTCCCTGCTCGTCCTCCAGTGCCCACGCATCCTCTCCGGGGTTCAATTTGAGGAAGTAATCCGCGTCCATCCTGCCCTGGTGGTACTGGTCGGCTCTGATCTGAACATCCAGATATGGCCTGTCCTTCTCACTCAAGGGGCGAACGGTATAGCCGGCGAAGGTGAACGCTTGCGGTGGTCTCATGCTCCCGCCTCCAATCCCAGAGATTGCTGGCTTCCCAGATTGGTCACGGCATAGCCGAAAGTTCTCATCCTGTCATTGGTCCAGAGCGGGAAACTGGTATCGCAGGAGTCGGACTTTACGCGATAGGCATGACCCAGCTTTGCCGGCGTTGAAGCGCGGCCATAGTGAAATTTCTTGCAGTGTTTATGCGCGAGTTGTGCCCAGCGGTAGGCCGTCGCTTTGAATCTGTCACTGCCGCCTAAGAAGATTCCAGAGAAGAGATGCAGGGAGTTTTCGACTTCCGCCAACTCCATCCCGTCCTGAACGGCCAGATACCACGGCCATCCGTTCGGCAATTTCATTCTCCATTCCAGCGAAAACTCTAGGGATTCACAGCCGTTTGCAACTATGTCCGGGGTTACGGCCATGTAGGGATCTGACGCCACGGCAAAAGCCTGATCCAGCCGCTTTTCAAAGGTCTCGGTGGGGAATCCCTCGCCATGTAGATATGACCCAAACGCTCCGTTATCAAAACCCCAGGGCTCGTATGCGAATGGGGTGGGTTTCCGGGCTACAAACATCCTTCCCCAACCCCTTTCTTGAAGGGTTTGCAGGTTGCGGGATGAGCGGGTTTCTCCTAGTAAAATCTTCATGCTCCCGCTCCTCTCTTGGCTGGAAGAATCCTTTGCGATGGAGTGTTCCCCTGGCCGTAAAACTGACGCGCGAAAGCGTCTCCCGTGGACGCCATAAGCGGCATCGAAGAGAGCATGAAAGGACTGCGCGCGGTGGGGTCTGTAGGGGTGGGGGCGGAGGGCGAATTATTGCCCTGCTGCGGGGGTGCTGAAGCTGGCTCCCATCCCTTCAAATCGACCTTCGCGGATGCCTTGATTGAGGGCATTATTGGCTCCTCATTTCCTGCCACGTTTGGCCAAAAATAGTGAAGGTTAAGAGCTCGTTTGCGGCGTCTTCAGCCGGCCACGAAATCTCCATCTGAAAGTGTCTGCACCATGCCGCACTTTGGCTCTGCGCGAAGTGGTATCTATCGCTGTAAAGTGTCTTGCTCGGAGGGAGATTAGTAGGGTCTTGGCGGGTACGATCCAGAGGCTCAAAAGACTCTGGAACTACCCCCGCAAACTCCCCGCTAATCTCCCCCAAAAGCAGCGCGAGGCTGGCGCGAGTTCCGACGCGAACAGCCTCTAGGGTGATAAATGAAAGTGCTGCTAATTGCCCCGGCTGGGCCAGTACAATACTCCCGAAACGGGACGAAACGGGGTACGGCGTACCATTGTCCAGCCGGCTCGTTATATCCCGCTTCATAATCGGGCCGTCTGCGGTTCCTGCCCACAAAAGCAGAAACTTTCCGGGTAGGACTTCGACACTCTGAACACATCCCATGCCGGCGATATTGGCGCGAGGGCTCCACGCGCTCCCCTGTTCGGGTGCATTGTTCGAGTTCATCCTGTACCAGTAGCCATTTCCATTGGCTACATAGAGGGCGGTTTCTCTGCTGGATTGGGTGTGGAAGGTAACAAAAGCCAGGGCGGGGTCAAATTCTTCTTCAAATCTGTCTGCAATTGGAAAGCCAACTTCGATGATTCCCGCCGAGGGATCAAGGGCGATAACCATGTTGTTGCCCTGCATAAGCAGGGGTGTGGTCTTGTTGATCGTGAAAGCGTCATAGTGGAGCAACGGCAATTGCTCCACGAAAACAACCATGTAAAGGGGATCGCTGGAGGTCGCGGAACCAAGGATGATGTACGCATCTCTTACCGTGAAAACCACGAGGCCGAGGGTGCAAACCCAGAAGCGCGTTATCTTCGATTGCGCGGTAAACGTGGTGTTGAATCCTGAGTTTCCGCTTGATCCGCTAACAATGGCATCCGGGCCGCTGGAGACATAAACGACATTGCCGACGGCGGCAAAGATCCTGCCAAGGTGATACCCCAGGCATGTGGCTCCCGCTGGGAGTGGCGTACCTTCGCCGGCGCGCTGCGCCTGTATTGCGGGATTCAATCCAGAGTCCGGGGTGTGATCGAGATAGGACCATTTCACTCCGGGGGCGGGGTTCGGAATGGTATCGAGATAGAGAAAAGTTGATCCGCCTTGCGGGGTGCGGTAGATGACAACCTGGGTCACTCCCGGCTGTGTCGATCCGTCACCCTGTACCAGTACCTCGTTGCCCTGAATGACGGTAATGGGAATGGACGCGGGACTCATGTTGCTTATGTCGCCGGTGGTCGGGTTCTTAAAGGCGTATCCATAGCTAACGGGCGCGGTGGATGGTACGGAATACGGGCCTTTGTTCTGCCAGATAACCAGCGCGTCTCCGGTCAGCGCGCCTATTTGGTTCTCGAATACCGAGGGCGCGCTTGCGTTCGTTGTACCCATTTGGTAAACGGTCTGCAGGTAGCCGTTAGGGTCAAGAATCGTCGGGGCGGTGGTAATGTTGTTCGAAACTCCGCTGGGATTGCCGGCGAGTGTAGCTATGTCGGTCCAGCTCAGGACGCGGCCAACATTCTGCCAGATGAGGCCGTTGGTGCCGTCGCTGATTTGCATGTTGACCTTGCTGGCTGCTCCCCAGTTCGGTGAGGTTCCGCTGCCGTTAGCGGTGCCTCCGTGGATCGCTACAAAGAGTTGATCCGGTGTCCCTGGCGGGTTTGTGATGTGGCCTATTACAAGGTCTCCCAGACCATAGCCAAAGCCAGAAACCCATGCCCCTGCGCCTCTGTTAGTCCATGAAATCGTCCCGTCAAGGGATGAGACCGGCCAGTTTGGTTCTCCCGATCCAAGATGGCCGGTCATTGCAGGATCGCCGGCAAGAGCGAAGTGACCCCAGCTATGTAAGTTACTATCGCTCCCGCGAATCACTACGTAGTTCCAGAACACTGTGGGAACATCGGGGCGGGGAACCCATGCCGCCTGGATCGTACTTGCTGCCCAGGAGGGATAGGGATTGGGGCGCGGCTGCTGGACGGCGGTTGGCGCGGTGGTCGGCGCGGTGATTCCCCAGGTCCACACGTTTCCGGTGTCATAGTGCCACAGCATGTTATCGACGCCATTCGTGAAATAGAGGGTATTTCCGACGCCTAGAAAGTAGGTGGATCCCGCTCCCGCGCTCTTGGTAAAAAGCACGTTTTTTGTGTTGGGGCCGGTGGCGTCAAAGACCTGTCCTCCACCCATGCCGGTATCCGCTAAAACCTTGATGAACTCGGTTGTGAGGGTGAAGGTGTTGAAGCTGTAAAAGCGATTGACCGGGGGGAAAGACTGGTTGTTGTAAATGGTGTTTCCGCATCGGCGGCGGAGAGTGAGACGCGGGGTTATCTCTGCGTTCTGGCCGGCCAGAATCGAGTCCTGGCGGCTCATCCCGTACTTCTCCTGATACTCACTGGTTGCGGCGTCGCGCAATTGGCTGCGGTTCGTCCAGAGGCCAGTGAAGATCCGGTTAGTATGCAGGGGCGCGAAGCTGGTAGGTTCGCCGGCCGCTCCTGCTTGCTGGAGAAGATTGGCCATTAGGCGTTACCCCTCGCCTGTGCGCCTTGCTGCGCGGCCATCGTCTCGCGTCCCTGCTGGGTGATGAGGTCAAGCCAGTTGCCGAGGAAGATATTTCTCTGCAGGGCGGTTAATCCGTCCTGTTCGCCTAACAGGTGGCTGGTGAACTTCGAAAGGAAGATGGGCGCGCGCGCGTCTTTGGTGAGAAGGGAGACAATCCCCAGGAATCCCCAATCGTAGATGTAGCTTTTGTGGTCGGGAATCGGCTTCCAAGTGCTTGCCAGCGAAGTCATCGGTACGGCTGCGCGCTGGTAGAAGGCGTCAATGATGTACGGTGCATCGGGAATCGAGTTGAGGCGGATAACAATGCCGTCCTCGTCGTCGTTCTGGACGGCGGCTGATCCGGGCCGCTTCACTGTTGCATCTTCCGCGAGTGCCTTACGGACTTCGATTTCTTTCTTGTCGCCGGTCTTTGGGTCGGTAAGCCATACCTGCTCCAGAAAACCGAAGTCTGTAACCGTGTCGATTAGATAGTCCTGCCCCCAGTCGTCAACGGCCGGGTCCAGCTCCAGGTGAATCTGGCCACGATTGAAGGACCATTTGAACGGTGGGCCAAGGATGGTTTGCTTGACGATGTTGGCCGCGCTCAATGCCGGCTCCGCGTTCGATATGTCCACGGGCTGATAGCCAAGGAAAGGCATCGACCAAAGCGCACTCGACATGATGTTGCGGGTTACGCTCATCGGCTATCTCCATCCGTAGCGATACGGCCAGGGACCGGGATCGCTGGTGTAGCTGGGTGCCATTACGCTCTTGTCGGGGAAGAATCCTTTGGCCTCATCTTCGCGGTCATTCTGGCGCGCCTGGGCATCGAGCGCGGCCAGCCATTCGCCTTTCATCTGCGGATAACGGGCCTTCACTGCGGGATTGGTGGAGTAGCGGTGGGCATAGGCCACGCATCCATCCCTGAACCACTTGGCCTGATCGTCTGGAACGGGATCAATCTTTTGCTTCATGTTCAAAAACGGAATGGCCTTTTTCTGCCCCCATAGCCTGATAAGCCACACGTTTCCACATTCGGGCGGAATCGGGTTGAAGCGGAATCCCTGTGCGTGTGGATCCACAACCAGCCAAACGCATGTCCCGTCTGTGATCGTCTGGCCGGCTGGCCAGTTGTCGGGCTGGGTGGCTGGGTCTGGCCACAGCGGAGCGGCGGGGGGAATCAGTCCCGTGGTTCCGTACTGCACAAGGATGAGGATGTTTCCATAAATGTCGGTTATGTTGGTCGGCGGGTTCGACGGCGCGGAGGCTGCGCCTATCGGCTGCGTGTAGACTTCCTGCGGTCCTGGCCACGCGCCTTGTTCAAGGTCACTGTTGTAGAACCATGCCGCCTGATAGGGAAAACCCGATTGCACGTTCGCCATAGGAAGATCCCTGACAACGTAGATCGGCCATGTCGGGGGTGGGTACGTTGAATTGTTCACGTCAATCCGCAAACCATTCTCTAGCCATCCAAGCTCGTTGATCGGTGTTGCATAGTCCTGTTGGTAGCTCGTGAGAGGGAAGGGTGGAATTTTGAGGCGGTTCCACTTCCACGGGAAACGTACACTCAGCAACTCGCTCATCACATCGTTAGCGATAGTCAAAGCGGGTTCGGCGGCAAAACCTCCTGTGTTGTTAAACAGGGGGTTGAGGTCTCCAATAGCGGAGACCCCATCCATGATTTGCTGCAGCCTTATCGTGCTGTTTCCCACGGCTCCCCCTTATTTGCCCTTAGCCGGCTGCTTGTCCCTGTTTGAAATCCGCTGATGTGGGACTGGCTTTGGTGCTGGCTTCCTTGGTGGACTTGTCTGCCTTCTCGCGCGCCTTCTGTTGGTCGTCAAATTCCTTTCGGCGCACGTCTGGGTCTTCGCGGGTGAGGGCATTGATCGCCGTCTCCATCGACTCCTCGCGCATCACATCCGGGTCTTGAAGGGTGTTTTGTGCGAGTTGGACCTTTTTGTTTTGCTCGGTCTGGATGGCGTTGAGCTCATCATTGGCGGCTTCGTTCTTCTCCGCTTGGTCGATGAGGTAAGCGCGGCGGTCACGAGCGGCCTTTATCTCGGAGACCTGCCCCAGCGTTTTTTCTTCAGGGTCGATCCTGCCTTTGTCGATATCGCCTTTTTCGTATTCCGCTGGTGTCTGGTTGGATTTGCGGCCGCGAGTGGCGTTGGCGTGTTCGCCGCTGCCGGCTCCGCGAGGTTCGGCGGTTTGCGTGGTCATGTCTGGCTTCACTTTCTGCGGAGGTTTCCGCTTTGGGGTTTGTGGTTCTCTCGTGCGTGGTCGTATTAAGCGGCGGGTTCGGCCTTGGTGATGACGAACAATTGCGTTCCGCTTGGCTCGTTGTCGGTTGGGAGGTTTACTGCCCACTGGTATTCCTCATAAAGTTTTCGATAGAGGGCTTTGTCTTCGACGGATGCCTTGCGCGCGTTCAATGCGGTATCCGGTGGCTCCCAGACCTTCGAGCATCGTTGGCAAAGGACGATCATGGGACCGTGGCTAAGCGTGTGCTTGATGACGGCATAGTTGTGGTCGTTGCCGTGAGCAAGCTGCTGCACACCCTTGCCGCCTTTCTTGTGCCAGCAATTCGCCTGGATTGCCTCCTGACGCGCGCGCGCATCAAGCAGGTCAACATTGCGGCGTTCCGCGCGGAGATGCCTTGCGGCTCGGTTGTTCCGCATTTCCTCCACGCGCTCCCGCGTCTCTTCAAGCTGGAGGGCTTCCAACTCATCCGTGATTGACTTCTTATCAAGTGCCATGACGTTTCTCCGTGGCTTCAAATTTCGGAACTGGGGGAGTGCTGGTGGGACACTCCCCCGTTCCGCGTCTCAGTGGGGTGAGGCGCGGCGTTCCGTCTCTTTAGGTCAGTGCGGTTGCGGCATCGAAGTAGCGGATGCGCTGGACAGGATCCGGTGGAAGGGTCGCCGTATACATGGTGTTATAGCTGGCGAAACCTCCAATCATTTTCGACGGATCATAGCCTGAAGGCTCGGTAATCCTTCGGACCCAGACCTGGATGTTGCGCCAGTCGCCGTCTCCGATGGCGGTGTTTTCTTTCGCGCCAAACGAGATACCGATTACGCCATCCTTTGCGATCACATACGTCCGTAGCTTCACGGGCGCGGTGCCGGTCTGCTTAACCAGGGTTGACTGGTGGAAGCTGACGCCACCCCAATCAATGACCGTAAGCGAGTCACCATCCGGGCTTGGGAGCTCGCGCAGCTTCTCCTGGCCTTCGGCTGTTCTCTTCAGAACATCCGTGATGCCGTTCGGCTGGGTTGACATAAGAATGTCACCCACGATCAGCGGATGGATTACACCCGTGTAGCGGCCATTATCAAAGGGCAGGGCATTGACGGCCGCAAGCGATTGCGCTGCTGCTGTAATGTCCTGTGCTGTGACGTTGGCTCCAAGCGGAACCATTGCAACCTTGGGATCCACGGCCGCAGCCCCATCCGCCGTGTTCTGGATGATAAGGTTGATTACCTGCGCCAAACGGTACGCCATCTGGACGCCAAGAGCCTCCAAAGCGGGGTCAATGGCGGTCTGAAGGGCATACGTGGAAATGTTCGCGTAGTCTGCGTAATTTCCAATCGTGCTGGTGTTCTGCACAACCGTTACAGTCAACCCAGTTTGGATGGTTCCTTCAGGAGCCTGGGTGAGCGGTGGGGCCGGCAAATTTTGATACATGAACAAAGCAAGTTTGTTGCCGCTTGCCTCATCCAATTGCCGGCGAGACGTGCATCTTACCCAGGGCGTCTCTGCCTTAAGGTTTGCGATAAAAACTTTGTCCCACTGGGTAACAACAGACTGGGGCAAATTAGTTGTAAGGTTCGACGCTGGGGAGACTCCAACTCCCAGCACAAGGGCAGAATGAACCTTGCCCACTTGACCCGTGAACGAGATAAATGAGCCGCCTACGGCACAAATAAACTCGATCACGGGAATGAGAAACTTCTTGAAAAACACCTTGCCGCGCTCTGCGGCTGACGATGTGTAGCGCATGTGACTATCCCCCTAACGGGTGAGGTCACGCGGTTTTAGAGTTGGAGTTATACCAGTCTCGAAATCCAGGCTCGTTTAGGAGCTTGTCTTTAAATTCCCCTTGGCTCATCCCCTCTATCTCAGCGCGTGTATATCTCGGTGTTTTCTGCCGAGGGGCAACCGGGGCATTTGCCGAAGCATCTGCGTTGCGGAGTCCTGTGGCAACCGTACGAGGTCTGGGAGAGGGGGCCGCTACTGCTGGCGTTGGCCTTCCGTTAGGTGGTGTTGCGGGTGGAGCGTTCGGCGTACCGTCATCCTCGTTTGAGGGTGCCGGGTTCTCCCCGCTATCGTCGGGCCAGGGAACCATGTCACCACGATCCCATAGGGTTGTGAACGCTATAGCGAGATTGTTGCGGGTAAGATCCCAGCCGTTCGCGCGCAACTCACCAAAGAGAGCATCGCGGTTTTGGGGCACAGGATAAAACTCTGGGTGTTCTTCGCGGAACGCACTTGATTCCGCGATGTAATACGCATCGCGCTCCTGCTGGCTCATCTCCGTAAACTTGCGCCCGATATTGTCGGGGGAGATGCCCTGGCGCGCGGTAACGATTTCTTCGATGGCTTCGACCACCCTTTCCGGGTCGGTGATATCGGAGGAGAGGCGCAGACGATCAGCGGCGGTGAGCTGCTTCGGTGGCTCAATCTTCAGTTGAGGTCTCGCCGCGTCTGGCTTTCGCAATTTTGTAAACTCCATGTTGACGTGAATCTGGGAGTCAGCTAGTTTTTCGGCTACTTCGTCAATCGTCTTTCCCTTGAAGGTGGAGACGCGCGCGCCTTTGGCGTTCTCAATTACCAAAATGTAATCGCCATTTTCGTCGGGTTGCTTGTCATTCAGCCAGCGTCTTTGCATGTTTGGTTTCCTTTTCAAATTTCCGCATAGTCCTCTTCCGCGAGGGGTCTTGTGGGATCAAGCAAATTCTCTTGTCTCCGCTCCTCTGGGGTTAGTTGGGATATGGGGTTTGGTTTAGCAATAGACGCCAGGAAAGTTTGTGACTCCAGTTGAATCCGGTCTTGCATGTGCGTGAATATCTGCCATGCAGCCTTAGCCATTTTGTGATTGGCCAGTACAGCGTTCTCGTCGGCGGGATCGGTGTTGATGAGCTTGGTTTCGGTCTCAATGCACACCATCTCCAGCACGTCCAAAAGGTCCGGGTAAATCTCTGAGTTGGCGAGGTTGTGGAGATTACGACGCTGAACGGACGAGAGCTCGGCGGTCACGCCAAAGGTTCTCTCCGTTCTGGTCGTCGTCTCTTCCATTTACTCGTCCTCTTCGTCTTCTTCTTCTTCGTTGCTTTCGTCGCCGTCTTCTTCTTCCTCTTCGTGGGCGTCTTCAAGCGGTTCATTGGTGGGCTGCTTCTTGCCCTTTAGCTCTGCCATCTCTAGCCTCCTCCGTAGTATTGGCTTGCTTGCATCGTGCGCTCATCGGCGGTGCGCTCGGCAAAGGCTGCAGCGCGCTCTAGCGGCGACTGCACTAATGTCTTGTGTGTTGTGTCTACGGTCTTGGCTGCGATGCGGCCGGCAATCTTCTTATCTTCGAGCTCCATGTCATTCTGGTGCTGCTTATCCATCTCGGCGGATTTAGCCTGGGCCTGGATCGCGGCGGGGTTCTGCATCATCTGTTGCTGCTTTTCCTGATCGGTCATGGGCACAATCAAATCCCGCTTGTTCTTCCACTCACTCATGTCCAGAACCATGTTGACCAACTCCATAGCGTTGATCTTCCATCCGGTCTCTGAGAGTTGCTGGACGAGTGCCTGATTGCCCAGGACTTCGAGTAAGAAGGGGAGGGCTTGCGCCATGCGGTTGCGCGCTGCAAGTTTGGTGCCGGCTAGGGTCTCAAACTTGACGGGCATCGACATGAAATCCTGAAAGTCGGGCACGAGGTCTTCTGTGCGCTCTGCCAGAACATCGCGGATTTCGCTTATCGGCATCCGCTCTTTAATCATCTGGAACATGAATTTGAGGAAGGGAATCAGAACGCCATCGCAAACCCTGTCAACGGGAGACTGGATGCGCGCGCTGGACGCGGCTGCTACTGCTCCCGCGCCGGTGCCTGACCTTACAATGCTCGATCCTCGTCCTGGGATAGAACCTTGCACTGTCGCCTGATCTGCTCCTGTCGCGCCTTCGGCGGAAGCTACAACGGATTGAATGGCGCGCCAAGCATCGGGCGGGACTTGTGGCTGGGCAACAAGAGCAATGGCTTTGGTCGCGTCATTACCGTCCACCATGCGGATGCCACCCAGCCTCCTACGTTGATCTTGCGTAGGAACGTTCGCGCCACGAGCTACGGCGTACTCAGGCTGAACCGCAAAAGCCAAAATATCCAGAAGGGCGTTTAACATCCCCTGTTCCACTCTCTGGTCTGCGCCGGCAATGCGGCCAACACCCATGCCATAGCCGGCGTTATCAATGTCCCAGTAGTTCGCGGAGAAAAATGGTTTGTCGGGGAGTTTGTGCGGGTTCTTGCGAATCACGCATTTTTGCTGCAGGACCACGCGAACCTCAGTCTTGCTCCACCACTCCAAAACCTGCATCGGTTTCATTAGCGGATCTTCGCTGTAGGTATCGTCACGGCGCGCGGCGTGATGGACGCTGGTGTTTGCGCTCAAAGATTCTTCAGTGCCTTCGATGCTTTCGGTCTGCTCCTCATCGTTGGGCATGAAGATGGCGCGCAAAACATCATCACTGGGAATGTCGTACTCGTCATTTTCGCGGAGACGCTGAAGGTCGTCGTAGTTCAAATATCTTTCGTGGATGATCCACTTGGCTTTCCAGAGTTGATTAGGGTTGCGCCATGTGGGATCTACGAAGACGGTTCCCAGTTCGCACTTTTCAAAAATTGGCCGGTTGCGCGTCACTTCCACGTCCACGGCTTCAAACTCATCGCTGGCCTCGGTAAAGACCGTCATGGGCTTGCCGAACGGCATATCGACCTGTGGCGGTGCCACCTTGCGCTTGTAATGCGTCTCGACGCGGGTTTCTGTTTCCCAGCCGCCTTTGAAAATCACGGTGCCCTGGTTGGTCATCCCCTGGATGCCGTAACTGAGCTCCTGCTTGAAACTTATCTGGTCCAGCAACTCGGCTATCAGTTCCTTCCACGCGCGCGCGGAATCCTGGTGCGATGACGGCCGGGGGCGTATGTCGAAGGGGGTCGGATCCGAAAAAACTGCCCCCGAAATCGCGGGGGCTAAGGCGTTCACTTGACGGGCAACGGAGAACCTTGAAACGTTCGCGCGCGTCACGCTGGAGTTCTCGAAGACGCTTAGGGTGCGCGGGGATTGGTACAAAATATCTGATTCGTTCCACATCAGCGGCCAGCGGCGGTCATTCAGCCATGCGCTTGCGCTCAGGTAGTCCTGGACAACGATGGAGAGTACGGCTTCATCCGTATATTTTGGCGGGATCGCGGGGTCGCGGGGCGTCTCAACGTCCTTAGCATAAACGGGTTGTGACCAATTGCTAGCCGCCGCTAGCGTGGCTGTGGCCATCGCTCCAGTACCTCACGCCAAAATAAGAAGCCCCAAAGCCCGTTCAAATGAATTTGCTTACTGTTTCAATTCGGGTTCGGGTCGGCGGTGTTACTGGTCGGCCACTTCCGGTCTCTACTGGGTGACAATCCCCTCGTCACCATTATGGAAAGTTAGGCGGATATTACCCTTCTGGGATGAGCATTGCAAACTCATTAACCTAACCTTCTCCGTTCTTGCGCTTTTTTGGTCAGTCCACACCTGCAGCCGTCGCGTCTACCGGAAAATTCGGCTATCTGCGCGCCGTAGCACGATCCCCTTGCACAGATGGGGTGGCCGTTGATTCTAATGGCGTGGAACGCTCCAACGGCGAAGCCGGGGCCGTCGCAATCGTCTCCACAACTACAGCACATATCCCCTGGTTCAACGGGTTTCAGCCTGGAGAGGCGGTGACTGTAGTTGGCGAGTTGATTTTCGGTATACAGTATCCCCTGTTCTGTAGGCTGATCCTGGCTCACGGGACAACTTCCCACTTTTCGGCCAGTTCGGTTGCATCGTAAGCGTCGGACGCGGCGTAACCGTCAACCAGTATCGTTACCTCTTGGCCGTCATCGTAGATAACCGTTGCGAGGTCGCCTGTCGTTTTATTCCTGAGCCTCGTCCCTCTGCCTTGGGATGGGGTGGACGTATTTGCTGCCGCTATTCGCGCATTGTGATGCGTAAATTTGTACTCACCAAATGCTGCCTCATGGCATCTACTTCCTGCTGGTGCGTTACACCGAGGGCACTCGATGTTTAGAGGATCGGTTGCTTCCCCACTCACACCCTCAACACTCGCCGCTTTATCCATTCAATCCACCTAAAATGTTCTCTAGCCCAAGTTCGTTATAGGGCTCGTCGTTCGGGTCGGTGTATTCGGCCTCTTCTTCTTCTGGCTCCGGTTCGGGCCTCGCATACTGGCCTCTCCCATAAATCATGTTGTACTTGTCGCGCTCTCTGACGGCGTTCCACGCCTCGTCTTCATCGTCCATTTCCCTGGCGATACTCTGGGGCAACAGGGCATCCGCCACGCGCGCTATGCAGTCGGGAATGGCGTTGTTCGGGAGCATCCCGTACTGGGTCAGTTGCAGCATAAGCGCGCGCAATTGCTTCATGCCGGCATTGAAGTAAAGCCGTCCCGTGGCGAGGTCTGCTTCGATGTTGCGGATTCTCAGGTCTCTCTGTCCGGTGTCGTCGTTGAAGTCCTGCCAGTCGATCCCTACATCCCAGCCCGTTGTAAGGGAGTAGTTCTGTATGGCTGACTGCATGAGGATGGCGCCTGGGGAGTCCTCGACGCTTATCCGGTGCATCTGGTACTTCCGCGCGAGAGTGGCAACATGGTTAGCGAGAACGCTGGGCTTGTAGTGGCCTTCGATGGCCTCGACAATGTAACAGCGATTGCGGTACTCGATTCCGACAACAGCGGCCGCTGTCGTCCACTGGTGGCGGGTGCAAGGGAATCTCCAGTGGATGAAGGTTCGGCCTTCGAGCGGCAAAGCATCCTCATTCACCATCGCGCGCAAAATCTGATCCTGCGAAAACACAACCTCGGCCGCGCCGTACTCGTCGTTTTGATACTGCGTCATAAACGAATCGAAGCCGTTGTCATATTCCGCGCGTAGATAGTCGTAACTGAGTATCTTCGGAAACAGCAAAACCACTTCATCCTCATCGGGAAAGCCGTTCTGATCCAGCCGCTCTCCGCTCTTGAGAATCAATGACGGCTTAACGATCCGCCTCACTTCGCCTGGGCGCGTGGTCAGTACCTCATCTGCAAAAACATCTCCGGTTCCGTATGAAGTCCCGCACTTGGTTTCCAGTCCCAGGGGCAAGAGAACCTTACGCGCGAGTTTGTATTTTTTGGTGATCTGAGTTCGGTTCTCATACTTCTGGGAGTTGCGATTATTTGAAATATCGTCAATGACGAGGTAGTTGGGGTGATACCCCGATAGTCCAGACTCCACTGATTCCCCCCAGATGGCCGGCTCAATGATGCGGGGCTCGTCCTGGCGTATGGCGGCGGTAAACTCTCCGGTGTCGGGTTCCTTGCCCACGCAGAGCTCTGGGAAGAGTGCTTGAAAGAGGGTAGGGGGTCGGTTCGGTCTCCTGACAAAGAATCCACCCACCTGTTTCACAAAGTCCCATGCAAGGTCTCTGCGGCCGCAAAGGATCATTATGGAGATGGTCAGCGGCCAGCAAATGATGAGTTGCGCGCAATTGGCGAGGGAGATGGTGGTTTTGTAGACGCCACGGGGGAGTAAGAGGGATCCACGGCGTTTACCCTGCTTGATACTCCCCGATATCCACTCGTCAAGTGACAGCCCTGGCTCTTTCTGTAGGAAGAAGCCTATGGCCTCGTGGTGTATCTCTTCATCGACTAAGCAGAATCCCAGTACCCAGCAAAGCGCGAGTAAATTGGTCTGGCAGACGCGCCGGCCGTCATCGCGGAGTTTTTCGTCTTCCTGCACCAGTACGGTGAGCTCCGCGCGCCATCGCTTGTTATCGTGTTGGTCCTGGGTCTCGTCCTTAAGTCTTCGCCAATTGAAGGGCATCGCTCCCCCATAGGTTGAACGTTACTCCCAGCGGAGGGCATGGCGGAGGCATCATTTCTGGACGGATGCGAAAAGCCAAGAGTCCTAATTTTGTTTCTCCATCAGGCTCAAATCCTGCCAGTTCCCACGTTCTCCCCCAAGTCTCTATTCCACGTACCTTGATGGGCTTCACCTTATTGCGGTTGATGAATGTGACCATTCCCCGATCTGGTGGGTCGCCAAAATGCCAGCGCGTTGCAGCTAAAGCCTCAATAATCAGGGTTGACGCTAGTACCTCACATGGCGGCTCTTTACGGAACGCGCTGCAAATCCAAGCTCCGGGCCAGCGGTGTTTTACATACTCACCAAATGGCCACGATGTTACCCAGAAGGATCCAGCAGTAACCAGGACGCAACATCTTCCGGGTGGAACAAATTGCGGGGTTCCCGGCTTCTGCCGGTTATAGTGTCGATCCGCTATGAGCCGGGTTCGTTCTTCAAATCTATGTGATATTTCCCAGTTCAAGCGGTTTCTTCCTCGTCGGGAATATCCGCCATGTGGTCTTTCATGTGGGAGAGAAGTTCGTCATGGTTGGCGAGGGCGTATTCAGCCTCTCCGCGCTGCCCGTCCATTGGGTAGTTGCCGTGTTTGTCGCGGAGCA